CACCAACTTCAACGGCTTCAGACATTCGGGCGTTGCCTGCAAACTGATCCAAAGCTGGCTTGTAATTGCCACCGGTTGCTTCATCAATTTTGTCGATAAATTGGCGCTGTGCTTTTTTCAAACCGCCCTGCAAAGTTTTGCCTGCGCTTGATAAGTTCTGACCGGTCTTGCCCATGCCCATGACATCATCAAGACCCATCTTAACGTAGTGCATAGTCTCTGCCGTTAAGTTCAAGCCTGCTAAGTCATCAGCACTTTTTGCGCCTGCCAAACTTTTAAGACCGGCAAGTGCCTCATCAGTAATGTCGCCGTTTTGGCGTGCGACCTGACCAAGCGAAAGTCCCTGCTTTGCCGCATCTTGAAACGCTTTGATTTGCATCAAATCTGAAACGCTGTCGATAGGCACCATTCGCTCTGCGCCTTCATTGCGAAACGCCTGCTCAAATGCTGGCTTTGCTGTCCTAAACTGACGTTCAGCTATTTCATCAAGCGCCTCTGTGGCTGTCTTACCGCCACCAATAACACCCCCAACATCTTCTGCAATAATATCTGCGCCTTTAGCTTGTCGCGCCTCTAAGGCTTCGCGTGATACTGTTCTAGCTCTTGTTGATACAGCATTTGCGCCCTGCGCAAGACCAACGCCAGATTCGTTCATAACATCGACCAGCATCGTATCTTCAACGCCGTCACGCTTTGCCTGCGCCAGCTTTCTATAAGCCTGCGTCGGTGACATGCCTTCGGCTTCCATTGCCTGCAAAATCTTTAAGTCAGATGCTTTTTGCGCGCCTTTATCTGAAATCATATCAGTAGCCGAACGCACACGATTAACTGTGCTTTTAGCTAGATTGCCAGCCGCCGGTAATGCCGCACCAAGAGCGCCGCCCGCACCAGCACCAATCGCCGCGCCTGTCAGACTATCTTCAAGCCCTTCGCCACTACCAAATCCAGCAACACCGCCAACGCCTGCACCAGCCTTTGCACCAGCTTTAAGTGCGCCTCTTGCGCCTGCCGCTAGTGCGGCTCGACCAGCGCCATAGCCACCAGTTAGCAAGCCACCGCCTAATTCCATAGCCAGCGCTTTGCCCGCATTGTCTCTGCGATATTCATCCATATCGGCGCGTATGCGACCAACAGCTTCGTCATAGGTTTCATCACCAAGCAGGCTGGCTCCAATCGCTTCTATTTCATCGCCAAAGCCCAATGCCAAGCCCTGCCCAAGACCAAATCGGGCAACGTCTTTTAGACCTGTGCCGCGCTCTTGCTTTGCAGGCTTTGAAGAACTAACGCCAAGATCGCGCTCAATTCTGCGGATGACCTTTTTCTGGCCTGCGGCATCTAAATCGTTAAAGCTGTCGTCAACTTTAACTTTTTTGCCGCCGATATTAAGAGTGGTTGCCATTAGTCGTCATCCTCCACAACAGAATAACCAACGCCGTCAGCCGTTGCCGTATTGTTGAAATCATAGTTATCCAGACCTTTGGCTTTGCGCCGGTTTTGCACTTTTGCTTTAAGGCGGCGTACTGTTTTGTTTTGTACATCTCTTAGCTTTACAAGAGCGTTTTCAACAGCGTCGGTGTTTTTAGATTCAATGCCTGTCACTAACTCACCAATAACGCGTTTAGCATCGCCATCTGTTTGCACACCTTTTGCCATGCGCATAAGTTCGTTGCCCAAACGAGTGATGTAGCGATCGAACGATTGTGAGTTCATAGCTTCTTGCGTGTCGCCGATACCGGTAGCAAGCGATAAACTGTCACCAACTGAGTCAATAAAACCAAACTCCAATTCACCATCAGCAATCATATCCAAAAAGCCGTCAGTTTCAGAAATAAGGTCATTTGTCGACGCGATGTTATCTAATTCATCGGTTTGTGCTTCGATCTGTTTGTCAGACAAATTGATGTTTTTGGTTTGCTTTTTTGTAGCTTGGCGTTCCAGATATTCTTTAACATCATTATTTTCGACGATTGTGCTTTTGCCTGTGACCGGATCAGTCACGCGGGTAAATGCGCCATTGCCCAAGTCTGTCAGGATTGGGCGGGTTGCAGATGACTCCATTTGCTTTGCTTGAGCCAGCTTATATTGCTGATTGATTTCTGCATCTTTGCGCGCCGCTTCGGCTGACTGCGCGCCGGAATAACCAGCCGTTCCAGCCTTTAATGCACGCCCCAAAGCCTGACCGATGCCAACTGGTGCGCCGGTGCGATTGCCACCAGACTCAAGCAGTGAGGCGCTTGCCGCAAGAATCCCCTGCGTGCGCGGATCGTTAAAGCTAGTACCAAGCAATCCACCAAAGCCGCCTGTCTCTGCCGGTGTTGCGGCTGGCTGTTCTGCCTGTGGCTGTGGTGCGGCCTGCAACAATGTTGGTGCTGGATTGCGTGCCTGACGCATGACTGCATCATCATAAGGCGATGGCATCATTGCTGGCTTTGATTGCGGCAAAACTGTTGGCATCGGCATTCTGGCTTGCATCTGGCGCGGCAATGGCGAACGCGTGCGCCGCATGATAGCGTCATCATACATTGTCGGTGCAATAGCCGCAGTCACAGGACGCGATGCCTGTTGAATTGCACGTTGTTCGGCGTCTATGAAATCAAATAATGAAGCCATCGTGTTTCCTCTAGCCTAATAGACCTAAAATTCCGCCTGCCGCCGCGCCGTACATCGGATTAAAACCGGCAAGACTTCCAAGCTGTGCGCCTGCACCAGCACCGCCCAAAGCCGTAGCCATAGGGTTGCGAGTGACCGGATTAACTGTATTGCTTCCAACCGTACCGCCGCCAACCAGCGACATATATTGCTGTAGCTTTTTCTGATCGATGTTCTGGTCGTAGTTAAACCGATTAATATTGTCTTGCAGTTCTGCTTCGGCTTGTGCCTCTCTCGCGCTTCCAACGCCTGCAAGCTGTTGTGCTGTCAGGTTTGCAAATCGCGGTGCTTCTGAGATAGCGTTTTGCTGTGCCTGCAATGCGGCTGGTGCAAGTGCGCTTGCAAGTGCTTGCTGATTTGCGCCAGAACCATAGCGACCAGCTTTTGCAAATTGACTTTGAACCTGATTGATGACTGGTGCGAATGCCGCCGACATTAGCGGGTTTGTACCCATCAAATTTTGCTGAACAACATTCTGCGCAGTCTGCGACATGCCTGTTGGATCAAGCGCCTGATCGCGAATGCTGTTAAGAGCCATTTCAGATTCAGGTGCAAAACCGACAACTGTGCTGTCAGGATAGTAATCAGGCATTGTGCTATTATACTGATCTTTTGCCTGCGCAAGACCATATTCAAGAAATGGTTTTGCATATGCTGGTGGTTCTACCTGAGTATTTACAGTTTGTGAACCTCCGCCGCCGCCACCTTTACCCATATCAAAAATCCTTTGCCATAATTGTCGCGGTTGCTTCGTAGCCATCCAAAGCCCGAACCCATCCGCGCCTGCCGACAATTTCGACAGATGTGCAGTCAAATTGCTTTGACCAATTAATCAGCTTCGGCTCTGCCTCTGCCAATGTTTCAAAATTTCCACCGGCTAACCAAAAGCGCAAAGTTGTGCGCTGTGGATAGCGTATTATTTCTGTTACGATTGCCGCATCGTCAAAAGGCCAGAACTGCGCATCGCCTTTAACAACAATGTCTAAAACATCTTGAAGCGTATGACTGCCGTGTGCATGTGCCAGAGCCGCTTCAATCCACTCTGAACATCGGCTCCATTCATCCAATAACGACATAGCCGAAAGTTCGATCTGACTGGCTATTGTTTGCGTGCGTGATCGTAAATGATCGCTTTGTGCGGGCGCTGATATATGCTGTGCCTGCGCCAATCTCTGCCGCCGCATTTGCCGTTGTTGGCATCAACAAAATGATGCTTGTTGAGCCTGCGCGCTCATCTGCTACGGCTGTCGATGTGGCTGATGCCGCAAGCGTTACAGTGCCGGTGCTGTTAAGTTTGCCATCAAGAATGTTGTTGACGACCTGACTGATTTCACGCGGGTTGTTGGCCTCCACCGGAAGCCGTCTAAAATTAACGTCTGCCAAGTGGTCTGCCCTCAATATCTAAGCCCTGCGCAAAATCCCAATCGCCTGAGATGTTCATGCGGGCGCGATGAAATCTGCCCTGAACGCGATGTTCACAAAAGCCTTCATCTGTCAGGCTTGATGCTGTGTCAAAAGTCACTGCATCATCTTGCCTATCGCGAACACCGACTTGCATTGTGACCGAACCATCTCTGAAGTATGGCACCGTTCGCGCAACCAATGTGTGACGCCCATTTGTCAAAGTGAACTCACCGGTTTCAATCGTTGCCGGTAGTGGCTGGCCTGTGAAACCATAAATCTTTTTGTTTAGCGATCCACCAAACAAGAACGAACCACCTTTGAAAAGCGGGCTGTCCAAAGATGCAGGCAGGCTATCAATCGATGATGACAAATTATCAAGTGCTTCTAATGTGTAACCGGCTGTGAAGAACGGCGCGATTAAATCTGCTTCAACTTCTGCATATGACCATTTGCCGACAGCATAGTTATAAATAAGAATTTTATCAGGCGTCCCGCCGACTGAGTCATTCGATACAAAAGACCAAGCGACAATCTGGTTTGTCGGGTCAATAGCGGCTGACATCTTATCAATATGCGCTGAGTTAAAGTTATCGAAAAACCACTTGTTGACCTTTTCAGCCCCTATGGCGTTGCTTTTCTGAGAGTCGAAAGCGTAGAAGCCATCGTCTGACAAATAGAAAACCAGCTTGCCGATTGATGCAACTGATCCGGCATAATTACAGCCACGCGCATTTTCAACTCGATCTATCTGATAGATTAATGGGCTACCAACATAGCTGGCTGTTGCGATACCACGTTCCATCAAAATGACTACATATTCGCCGCCAACCAGACCAGTGATAGCACCGGCATCAGGAATGTCCTGAAAGTCAGATTGGTTCGTTCCGGTCGTCCATCCGGTTTCATCGTTGATTGCAGACCAAC